CCAAGGGCGAGGCACACCGGGTCAACGGGCACAAAGAAGCGGTCGCCATCTCGACGGCTCTGTTAGAGGGGGTTCCCGAGTTCGTGGCATTCGCGGTCACGGAGGCCCGGCTTCAGCAGGCGTTGTCCGAAGTGTGCCCAGACGGAGCGTTCATCCAGAAGACGGGAGAGTTCCTGAAGTGGGTGCAGGGCGACATCAAGAAGGAATGCGCCGAAGAGATGGCCGTGCTTGAAGCCGATGAGGGGAAGATCCTCGGTTCCTGCGGTGCCCGGGCGGTCCAGTGGTTCAAGATGAAATGCGCGGAGGCTTAGGCATGTCCACCAGTGAAGAATTATTCGGTCTGGAAGCGGAACTCCGCACCGTCCACGACAATGCCGGTGCCGAAGCGGACAACGCGGTGCGGAAATACCTTGCCGCGGTAGGCGCGTCGAATGCCCCGCGTTAGGATAGTCCCTGGTCAAGAGATGTACGCCATCCGCCGGCCAGAAATTGGGGTAACCCTGGACGCGGACTGGCTGGGGGCGCACGCCCGGCTGTCGAAAGTCCCGCGTGCGTGGTTTCGCTGTATGCGGGCGGGTAAAGTGCCCGGCGAGGGAGCCCTTCGCGGGGTTCCTAGGTTCTGGGCTTATTGGGGTGCGCATCTTCATGTGTGGCCCGCCTCAAAAGAATTTTACGATGCGGAGGTTCAGTGATGTTTAAAAGCTTGCTGAAAGCCGCTGTCGGCACGGTCCTTCTGCCGGTTGACGCGGCTGCTGATTTCCTTACCCTTGGCGGGGAGGACATCTTGGTCTACGTCGCGGAGGGTGCGCCCTGGCCGGAGGACGTGACATGACCGTAACCCATAAGTCCGTCTTCTCCAGCCACATCGACCGCGTGTCTTACGATGACGCCTCCGGCAGGCTCACCGTGGTCTACCAGAACGGTAAGACCAGCGCGCACAACGGCGTGCCGGCGGAAGTCGCGCACAGGGTGATGACGGCGGAGTCGGTCGGGAAGGCGCTGCACACGCACGTCCGGGGTAAATTCGATCACTCGTATTTGGACGCGCCGAAATGAATTACCCCGAAGTCGTCGCCAGAAACTGCAAACACGGTCGGATGTGGGTGCCGGTGAAAGACACGTTCATCGGCAAGGCGCTCGACTTCTGCGGGGAATATTCCGAGGGCGAGGTGGACCTGTTCAAGCAACTGGTTCAGCCCGGCCAGTGGGTTCTCGATATCGGGGCCAACCTCGGCGCGTTCACCCTGCCCCTGGCGAAATTGGTCGGTACGGAGGGCCGCGTCATCGCTTTTGAGCCCCAGCCGGCCATCTTCGGCGTACTGAAGGCCAATTGCGAAGCCAACAAGGTCAGTAACGCTGTCCTGGTGAACGCCGCCGTGGGCGATGAGAGCGGGGAGATATCCGTGCCCGACGTGGATTACGGCGTGAAGGGGAATTTCGGCGGGGTGGCCTTGGGCGCTGGACAGTTCTCGGTTCCGATGGTCACGATTGACGGCCTGAACCTGCCGGCCTGTGCCTTCATGAAGATCGACGTGGAGGGCATGGAATACGAGGCGCTGACCGGCGCCGAGGAAACCATTCAGCGGTTCCGTCCGTTGATGTATGTCGAGAATGACCGCCGCGAGAAGTCGGCGCGGCTTATCTCGCTTCTCCAGTCGTTCGGGTATAAGCTTTACTGGCACACACCGCCGCTGTTTAATCCGTTGAACTTCGCCGGCGAGGAAGAGAATTTCTGGCCCGGGATCGTTTCGCAGAATATGCTCTGCGTGCCGGTCGAATATAAATCCGAGGTAAACGGGTTCGAAGAAATCGAGGGGCCGGATAGCTGGCCCGAGTGTCTAGGAGGACGGGATGCCTGAGATTAACGTGCCGTATATGATCGGCGGTGGGATTGCGGATGAAGACGTTAACTTTTCGTTCGACGTTGTGACGGGGCGCGTTCGAGTTCGTTTTGGCGAGGGCATAAGTCAGGTCAAAGAGCTAAAGTTCCCCCGGCATTGGTTCACCAAAAAGTTTCTCGCTCAGTTGAAGGTGACGCGATGAGTAGGCTGTTAGCCTGGTTGCGCGATATGGTTGTCGTCGTAGTCCAGATACAGGTGATAGCGGTTTTTCTGTTTGGCCCGCCTATGCTGCTCTACTATGTGCTGAAATGACGGACAACGTGCTGCGTGTCGCCTTCAACAGCCAGGATAACTTGGTTATCGCCCTTGAGGACTTGCTGGAGGGGGCGAGAGAAGGCCGTGTCGTTGGCGTGGCGGCGGTCTATTTCGAGTCGGACAACTCCTTCCACACCGGCTATGTCGGCTGCAAGAATGTTCTGAACACTATCGGCGCGATGGAGGTTCTGAAACAGGACTACATCCGCGATAACGTGGAGTTCGAGTGATGAGACTCTGGGCTAAACTTCAGGCGCAAATCTCTCGCCTGGTGACCGCGCGATATCACCGTCGGATGGCGCGGATTTACGAGACTTCGCTCTCGGGGAATCGGCTGTTTACCGTCCTGTGCCGAGACACGCTGGACCGGAACCCGACTCTGCGCGCGGTAGTTAATAATCCCGATGACGACGCGGCGTGTGACGCCCTGGTCGCGGAAACGCTCTACCTGTGCCGCTACCCGACGTTCAAGGCTCGGCTGGGCGCTTATGGTAACCGGGCGTTCTACTCCGCGTTCTACCGCTTTGAGTGGTATCTGCGCCTCTGCGAGAAGAATTGGAAGCTTCAGAAATCGTGCTTGCCCTCCTCTATGGACGAGAAGGCGCTACGCGGTCATGGGTACTGGGCACAGCGCGGGCATGACGGTGTTCTCTACCAGTCGATGACGCACCGAAATAAGTGGGAGGACGCCCCAAAATGAACGGCAACGACGCAGCGGCGCTATTCCGCCAGATGGCCGATCGCATCGAGAAAAACGCCGACGAGGAGTTCTCCGGCGCCTTTCTCGTCGTGCCTCCCGGCGATTGCGAGCCGTTGGACGGGCTCTCGGTGTCGTCCAAGCCGAATATCCCGGCGTTTTTCTCCAATCTCCAGGGGCAGGTTGAAATCGTCGTCAATGAGTTGGTCGTTGCAGCCCGCGGCGGATCGGGCAGGGGGCGGGGGTACGGATGACAGCCGTCCACACCAAAAATTACCTCGAAGAAACCGGCGACCGCTGGACCGCGAACAAGGCCAAGGCTTACGAAGATATCTTCCGGGAGTTTTGCTGTCACTGGGTAATCCCTTCGAAAGAGCGCGGCGAGATCACCCTGGGCGGCGAGTTCTATCCGGCGCAAGAACGGGGGCTCGAAGAGATTTTCAAGGGGCTCCAGGAGGGCATTCACGACTTCAAGTGGGGAAAGGGCCGGCAACAGGGAATCTCCACGCTCTGCCGACCGTTCTCCACCATGTGGGCGGCGCTGCACCCCGGTTCTCGCGGCGCATTTGTCCTCGATACCGCCCAGCACATGGCGGAAGCCCGCACCGAGGTCGAGACGGGCGTCAACAGCCTCCCAGCCAAGCTGAAATTCCCCACGTTTCAAGCCAATCGCGGCGGCGGCAAGCTTATCCAGAACGGCAGGATCATTTCCACGATTAGCTTCCTCTCTGCGGGCGTGAAGGCCACAGCTGCGGGCGGAGCGCTCGGGCGCGGCCAGGGGATCACCCTAGCCCATTGCTCTGAGATCGGCACTTGGGTAAACCCAGAGGGGATATCCTCCTTCAGAAAATCACTTGCGATTGAAAACCCGAACCGCCTGTTCCTCTATGAATCGACCGGGCGAAACGTCGGGTCAGATTGGTGGAAGCTTTGGCAGAAAGCCGAGGCCAACGACCTTGAAGAGCGGACGATCTTCACTGGCTGGTACCTCGTCCCCACCCACCGCCTCCGTGAGGGCTCGCCCCTCTATGAGCGTTTTGGTCTGCCCGAGCCGACCGAGGACGAATACCGGAAAATGGAGGAGGTCGAGAAGCGGTACGGGTGGAAAATCACTCGGGAGCAACTCGCCTGGGTCCGCAAGGAAACCAACCCCTTTGGCTATTCCGGGGATTCGGATAGCGATGATGACTCGATGGACGACAGCGGCGAGTTGCTGGACGAATATCAGTCTCGTGAGCATCCTTGGGTGGCCGAGGAGATGTTCACGATGGACGGCGGGACATTTTTCCCGTCCGAGCGCCTGACGGAGATCGCCAAATCCACCGTGTCCGACGCCTACACGGCCTGGAGCTATTATCCCGGCATGGATTTCATGGACATGTCGGTGGTGAAAGCTCCAAATCGGCGCAGCACCCAGCTTAAAATCTGGGAGGAGCCCGACCTCGACGGCGTGTATATCGTCGCGGTAGACCCAGCCTATGGTGCGAACGAAAATAACGACCGCAGTGCCATCCAGGTTCTGCGCTGCTATGCCGACAAGGTGGAGCAGGTAGCCGAGTTCTGCTCCACGATGGTCCAGCCGCACCAACTGGCCTGGATCGTGGTCAGCCTCGTCGGCTATTACAAGACCGCTCGGCTGATGCTGGAGATCAACGGCCCGGGCGTGGCTGTCTGGCAAGAGTTCACCAGCCTCAAGAAGATTCTGACGCAGGGCTACCTGAAGAAAGAGGCCGAGGAGCGGGGGCTCACGGATATCTTCAATAACGCCAAGACTTACATCTATTCTCGGCCAGACGCCATGATCCCCGGCCAGGGGAGTTTCCATTGGAAAATGACGAGCGTAAATAAAGTCCCGTTGATGGAGCGTATGCGCGACTTTACGACTAACGGAACTCTTGTTCTGCGCTCGCGTGAACTCTTGGAGGAGATGCGTACTGTTACCCGAGACGGCGACAGTATTAAATCCGAGGGCAGCGACCATGACGACCGCGTTCTTGCACTCGCCATCGGAATTGTCTGCTGGGAGCAGCAGGAACGCAAGCAACTGATCACCCTCGGGCGCACCCGAGAATTTGAGATTGCGAAAAAGCGCCTGTCAGTCCAAGATCAGATGCAACTTTTGAATAAATTTCAACTGGACCGCTTCTTTCGCACGAAAGAGGGAGCGCGCCGTCAAGCCGCCGCCGATGCGCGGCGCAACGCATGGAAGGGACGTTAAGTGAGCAATGTCTTCGAGGGAGCACCCGACGCCCGTCAGTCGAGTGACGTCGCCGAACCAGTTTCGCGGTTCCGGCCCCGCTACCGTGCGCTGACTGACGCCGAGAAGTTGCTGCATGACGACATAAAGGCCAAAGCTGCCGAGTTGGAGCAGCTGTTTGAACAGGTCAAGCCGGGGCGCTATCGCTCTCTCGGGCTGACCGCGCTTGAAGAGTCCGTCATGTGGACGGTCAAAGAGTTGACGGCTTGAGGAGTTTTTGAGAATGAGCTACCCGATTTCCAATCTGCCGCCCGAGGGCGTGTTCGTTAGCGTGACGGACAACGGCGTTACCGTTCGCGCCGCCTTCTGGAACGGCCAGTGGCGAGAAGTCCTGGCCGATGGCGGCTGGCTGGTGTTCTCCGAGGTCGCTGAATGGGTTCACGAGGTCGCCGCTGCCGATGCGCAGCCGGCCCCCGTCGTCGAGCCCCCTCCGGTTGTCGAACCCGCCCCAGTGGCCCCGACTCCCGAACCGGCTCCTGCCGTTGAACCCGCTCCGGCGGTCTAACCGCCATGCCGGTCATGCGCAGCTACCAATGCCCCGACTGCCAGGGTATTTTTGACCATCTGCATATGCGCAGCACGGACGAGCCCCCGGCTTTCTGCCCGCTCTGCGGCGCGTCCACCAGCGACGTGCAGCCGGAACTCTCGGCCCCGCGTATCGCCAAGTCCATCGGTAAAACCGGCGATGCCGTTTATCGTGGCATGGAGGACGGCTCGGCCCAGCGGGCGGCAATGGCGGCGGAACATCTTGGTTGCGACGTGTCCGACATGAGCGCCATGAAGGTCACGGACATCAAGGACAACACCCGCGAGGGTGAAACCTCAAACGTAGTTGCGGCCAATCCGGTCAGCAACTTCATGGCGCAGACAGGCGTCGGCGGTTTGCAGTCGGCCAGTCAGGCGGCGTCCTTCGCGGCCTCCACCAACAGCGGCCCCTTCGCCCGTGCCGGAGAATCCGCCCGCCAGGGTATCGTCGCAAACCACCAGCAACGCGCCGCCCAGGTTGCGCGTTCGGGGCAGCAGGGATCGTACAACGGCAGCTAAAAGAAAAGCCCCCGGTGCGCAAACACAGGGGGCTTAAAGTCTAGGGCGCGTCCGAAAGCAACCCTCTTGGGAGAGGCAAATCCTACGGCCACTGTGACCGGAAAGCAAGACCATGATTCTCCCCAGCAGCAAAAAAGACCTGATCGCCAAGGCTATCGATATCAAGGAAACCTGCCGGGCGTCGGCCTCGCAGCGTGCCGCCTTGGCCCGGGTGCAGAACATGTGGATTCAGACCGGGCAGAATACCGGCCAGCGGGCGCTGATCAACACTCTCTACGCCCACAATGATCGGCTCGCCTCGCACCTTTTCAGTCCGGCAGAGCTGCGGTTCACGATGGACTTTGAGGCTCACTACCCCGCGGAAACCCTGCACAAGGGCGAGATGGCGGCGCGGGTCATCACCCGTGAGTGGGAACGCAAGGACATCGACATGCTGTTCGGCTCCGCGGTCGGCGTGTCGCTGGATTACGGCGCGGCCATCGTCAAGCAGATGTGGGGGCACTCCGGCGTCGAGGCCACGCTGCTGATGCCCTGGCAGTTCGGCGTGTACCGCGAGGACATCAACAATCTGGATGACCAGGAGGCCGTTTGCGAAAGCGGTCACATGACCATCCACGAGGTATGGCGCCGGATCAGCCATCTCTCCGGTGCGGAGGACATGTACAAGCGTATTCTGGCCCATGCGCGCCGGGATGCGGGGGACGACACGAACACCAGTTTCTTCCACCAAGTCATCTCCACCAGCACGCTCAACACGGACCTGACCACGCAGCGCGTTCAGCCCGGCGGCGTGGTGCAATTGGGGAATGACCCGTCTTCGGCGCTCCTCGGGCCGGAGATAAACACTGATCTGGTGTCTTATCACGAGATTTACGTTAAGGACGAGGCCACCGAGGACTATGTGACCATCCTGTTGCTGGAACCGGACATCCTGGTCAGCCCGCAGTTCAAGCGTACCAACCAATTCGCCCCCAAAGTCCAGCCGTTTACCCTGGTTCAGGCCAATCGAGTGCCCGGCTATTGTTGGGGGAGGTCAGAAATTGTCGATTTGATGGCGCCGCAAGGGCTTTTAGCGACGTGGCTGGAGGACATCCGGCGCGTCATGGGCGTCCAGTACGATAAATTGCTCGCTTTTGGCGGCTCCGAGGGCATGACAGACGAACTTTACGATCAATTCCGCTCCAGCGGCTACGCTAACCTCGGCCCGGGGGGGTCTGTCGAGGATTTGACCCCCCAGCTACCCGCCGCCGCGTTCCAGGCCATAGAAATGCTCAAGCGGCAGATGGATGAGGTCAGCGGCTTCGGCAATATGCTCGGCGGGCAGGGTGAGCCCGGCGTCCGGTCGGGGGATCAAGCCGATAAGATGATTAAAATGGCCTCGCCGCGCCTCAAAGACCGCGCGTTGATGGTAGAGCGGCAGTGCGCCAGCGCCGCCGACAAGACGCTGGACTTGCTCCAGGCGAAAGACGCTCAAGCCTACTTCACCGACCCCACAGAAGGGGAGCCGAGCGAGTTCCTACTGGCGGATTTGCCGGAAGACCGCCGGATTACGGTGGACAGCCACTCATCCTCCCCGATTTTCGCTGAAAATCACCAGGAATTAATTGCTTTCGGTATGAAGGCTGGTTTTATCGGCGGCGATTCCGCGATTGACCTTTTGCCGTTTCCCAGCCGCGAGC